GGCGTTCTCGGCATGGTGCCCAAACCGGCCCGGAATCATCCCCCTTTGATGGGGGAGACCCGAGTCGGTCAAGACACCATATCCGGTCGGAAGGCTCCAGACTATCGTGTTAAGATAGCCTGGTTGCCGACTACGCCGCTATGGTGTGGGAAATTGCGGTGCATGGTTAAAACTGCGGTGCGGCTAGGTAACATGTCAAGTAAATCTAGGAGAAGGATCCTTGCCTTCTCCGATGCATGTTGGAAAAGTTACCTAGCGGCAGTTCATAGCGCACATGGTCGAAGATTGGTCTTCGACTTAAATAAATCGGCCGACAAGGATTCGGCAAGGGCTATGATAACCGCAGCGCATGTGATCTTGCGGACTTGTGTTCTTTCTGGCACTTTTTCCCTCGCGACCCGGTTGAAGCTGTCTTCCACGACGGCCCGTGTCTTTGCCTTCTCCGCCCCAATTGGTGGGTTGGATAGGTTGCAAAGCTGCGGGTCGGCGCGGAAGCCAGATTCAATGCTCGGAGTCGCAACGAGGGCGCTCTTCCATCTTAATTTGCCGCGCTGTCAAGCGCAGTATTCATACTTGGGAAGAGCGCTCCCGTTGGGGGATAGACTTGTTGAAAAGAACGCCCTTGCGAAGCATGAAGAAACCCTATCAAAGGCCACGGCGTCTATTGACCCGGCTGTCCTCCAGTCTATGAGAGATTGGGCCACAAAGTTCGGCCGTCGAAACTGTCCGACGGTCACACCTTGTGACTTCTCTCTGACGGGTGGCAGCTGCCTGGAGAAATCCAGGGGGGTTGGTGGATTGGCCGCGCTGTTGGTAGAGCGGCTTCAGTCTTCGCAAGCTTGTTCTGACCAGATCTCGTTTGGCCCACGCCCGGACCTCGTCAGCGAGGTCGACTGGGAATCCGCTGTAACTCAGGCCCAATTACAGAGAGCACTCTTTTACGAGTTCGCCCATTTGCCTGTGCCTATGCCAGCTTCCGTTGAGACTATCAAGGAACGGGGCTATAAAGCCCGAATTGTAACTAAGTCTCCGGGAGCGGCTGTGGCAATGGGGCATCTACTTCGCCGCGTCGCTCTGTCGAGTCTTAGGCAAGACTCACGGATTAGCGACGTTCTTCAAGGTGATCACCTTGGCGGCGTTCGGCGAATGCTCTCTCGTGTGGTCCCCGGACCAGTCGAAGTGTTGTCGGCAGACCTCTCTGCCGCCACAGATAATCTCTCCTTCCAGGCCACTAAGGCCTTGTGGGAGGGGTATTGTGACGGAATTGAGGCTCCCGAGACATTCCGACTGATCGGGTTGACCCTCTTGGGGCCTATGCGGATTAGCTATCCGCGAGGCACGGAATTCACCACCAGACGGGGAGCCCTAATGGGGCTCCCCCTCTCGTGGGTAATCCTATGCCTCGCGAATATGTGGTCGGCGGATATGGCCATTGCATCTGCCCGCAGCTCGGAGAGGTTCGGCATCCAGAGGCAGCCCTATATGATCTGTGGGGACGACCTCGTTGCGACTTGGGCGCCGGGGGTGATCCGCCGGTACGAGGAGAACATCCGTATTACTGGGATGGTCTTCTCGGACCGGTCGAAGCACCTCCGGTCATCTGCCCTTGGAATCTTCACAGAGGAAATTTTCTCTGTGAAGCTCCAATGGGTAACCGGTGCTCGCAACAGGGTCCTCGTGGCTGCGCGCGTACGCCGGGCCGAGCGACAACCGTTTGAGGCCACTACTTGGGCCTCACGCTTGTCTCTCGGCCTGCCGAATTTGCGCAGCCAGGTCATCAGATCATATCGACGTGGTATCGAGTGGTCGGAGGGCCCGATAGGCTTTCCACTGCGGGGTCTGGTCACGACCCCCGGGCATCTTCCCGGGGACCGTCGCCTGGCCCCGTGGTGGGTGACTATCGGGCCGTCCGCGACACTCGCGACCACGAAGAACCCACGGGCGCGTCAGTGCATACGGCAGATTGTCTTGTCGAGCCACCCAGGAGTTGCCTCCTGGGCGGCTAAGAGAGGGTTGCCGCCGTATGCACCTCGCGAATTGGGTGGGTTTGGACTGCCAACGCGTGCCCCCCCGGGAGAGACCAAGCTCAAGACAGTGTGCCCACGGTGGCTTAGAGAGGGTGTGGCGAGAGTCGTCTATCAGGCGGAGAGTGCAAACTCTCCGGCCGACATTTCGAAGCTCTCGCGGCTGTGGACACAGCTTGGGGCCTTAGGCTGGCGCCAACTCGCCTCCGACCAAGTCGGAGACGTGTTTGGCGTTGATGACGAAGGTCATCAGTCTTATAAGGCCGTCAAGCTGATCCCCAGCCATCCCCCTCTCCTGCCGAAACTCGTCCTTCCTGAACCGTACGACACGGCTCCGTATGTTCGCCTGGTTGGCGTGACACCCTCTGAACTTGAGGAGTCCGCCATCCAGGCCCGGTCTCGAGACTTCACCTTTATGATGGGTCTCGAGGAGAACGGAGCCGGGACTGCGCAGAAGAGACGAGCAACGAGAGTGTTTAACACCACTCCTCGTTCCGTGGCCAACACACTAAGACGATTCTGCAAGAAACAGAGCAGGGGTTTACACCCCCGCTATATCCCGTCGAGTGTGGTTGTTCAGGCCACACTCGACCGGATGCTTGAATTCGAATCGTCATTTGGCATTGTGTCTATCCCGGAGGGCTTAAGAGGTTCTGAGAACCCCTCCGAGCAGATCCTTATTGATCACCGCAATCTCCCCCTCGGCCCCGCACCATCGCTGGTGTGGGGCCGAGGTCAGGTCCAACGGAGCTGTGTAGCTCCACTGGAGTGGGGTCACATCCTCAACCCGACTTGGTG